CCCCCCATATTAGAGACCCTTCTCCCAAAAATATAACTCTCAAACCAGCTTTAACCTATTCTTCCAAAAATATAACAGAGGGTGGGGGTTCATATAAAGGGTACCCCTTATCATATATTAATATATGTAAAAAAATTTTTTATAAAAATAGAGTAGTCTTTTGGTTTATGGCATTGTTTGGGATAATACAGATAATAAATGCGGAGATTGTAGGTTAATTTTATAAGGAAGGAGTGGTTAATATATCTAATGAAGTAGATGCTAAGATAGCAGAAGCCTTTAGACGAGGGAAAGAGAACCTAGTTACATTCCATAGGTTGTTTTTACCAATAGAAGACGAAGTACAGCCAGCTTGGTTCCATTATATGTGGAGTGATATACTCTTAAATGGAGATAAACACTTTGCTATTGAGGGTTTTCGTGAATCAGCAAAGAGCTCATACGTATTACGTGCGTTTCCTTTATATCGTTTAACATACCCAACTAAGAAGGCAAATTATATTGTCTTTATTATGGCGAACCAGACCAAAGCTAGTAAGCAATTAAAAGAAATTGCTGATACTTACGTATCAAATGAATTTTTAAGTCTAAACCTTGTCAAGGTTAAACAACAATCAGACAAAGCATTTGAATGTGTTGTAACCGATGAAAAGGGTGAAGAAATACGTATTCGTATGGAAGCCTATGGTAAAGGTTCCTCTATCCGTGGTTTGTTATGGGGCGATAAACGCCCTGATATTATTATCATAGATGACCCTCAAGACGTTGAAGATAGTTTATCTGATACTATTCAAACCAACGACTATGATTGGTTCTTGTCTGATGCTTATTTCCTAGGTAAGAAAACACGTATCTTTATGATTGGGAATAACCTCGGTGAGAAATGCTTGATTGAACAGGTGATTAATAATAAAGATTTACTAAAGTTTAATGCATTGCGTATCCCTGTTATGAATGAGCAAGGCGAATCCAACTGGGCAGAAAGATTCCCAGTATCTGAAATACTTGAAGAAAAAGAAGCTTGGAGAGCATTAGGTAAACTTGACATTTGGGAAAGGGAGAAAATGTGTATTGCTATTTCCCCAGAACGCCAAATGTTCAAAAAAGAATACTTTATGTATTATGCTCCTAATGAGCTCAAACTTGAAGATTGCTCTATTTATACTACAGTCGATTTGGCTATTTCAGAAAAGGAAAGTGCCGACTATACTGTAATCTGTACAGTAGCAGTTAATCCAGATAACAAATGGTTTATCTTAGATATTGATTTTGATAGGTATGACCCTTCACAAACGATTGACGGTATCTTCCGTGCCGTTCAAAAGTATAAACCTATATATGTAGGTGTCGAAAAAGTTGCTTATCAAGCATCTGTTAAACATTACCTAGAGAAAGAAATGCCTAAACGTAATATTTGGTTTACTGTAAAGGACTTAGAAGCTTCTAGTCGAAAGGAATTACGTATTGCTACTCTCCAACCACGGTTTAAAACTGGTAATATCTGGTTCCCTATGGGAGCCAAATTCCTTACGGAATTAGAAAGTGAATTACACTCATTCCCTAAAGGTTTGCATGACGACTTAATCGACGCCTTGGCTTATATTTCTCAAATTGCCTTACCGCCTGTAGGTAATTTTAATTCAGTCAGCACTGCTGACATCCCATTAGGAGGTGCTATGTAATGAAATTATTACATGACAACGTATTAGTTATCCCTGAAATCAAAGAAGAAACTACTGAAAGTGGAATTATTCTTGGCTCTACCCCAAAAGCACAGTATGTCGGTAAAGTGTATGCTAGTGGAGAAGGTAAATTTGAATCTGGTAAATGGATTCATAATGAAGTAACTGAAGGTGATATGGTACAATTTGGTCCATATACTGAAGAAATTGTCATTGAGGGTAATAAATATCTCCTAATGAAACACTCTAATATTATATGTATTCTATAAGGAGGTTAAATGGATAGCGAGTCTGTATTACAGGACTTAAATAAAACGGTAGTACGATACGTGCAAAATGATATCAAGCGTGCCGAAGCCTATAGCGCTAGTGTTATCGAGCCAGTGGTTAAAGAACGCTACGAAATCTATTACGCTGACAAAGAATATTATCGTAATAAGTTCCCTATTTTATCTAAAACTTCTGACCTCGTATCCACAGACGTTGCCGATACCATTGAATGGGCTTTACCTTCTCTTATGAAGGTATTTACTGGCTCTGATGAGGTTATTACCATAGCTGGTGTAACAGAAGAAGATGATACTAAAGCTGAAACCATGCAAGAATTGTTGGTATATCAACTTCAACGGCAGAATAAGTTTTTCCCTATCCTATATAACTGGATTAAGGATTCACTTATTACTGGTTTAGGTATTATCAAATGTTATTGGGAACGTACCGAAGGATACACTACAGAACAAACAAAACTAAATAACGAGGCATTACAAGCATTAATTCAAACTGGCGTTGAGATTACCGACCTTCAAGGTCCTGATATATATGGTGACTTCTTAGTTACATATCAATCACCGTATTATGTCAAAAACGCACCTAAAATTGAGAATATTTTAATTAGCGAATTTATCTATTCTCCAGATGCCAAGAGCTTGGAAGATGCAAACTTTGTTGCTCACAAACGCAAAGTAACTATGAGTTACTTACGTGAACGTGAAGCACAAGGCGTATACGCAAATATTGATGATATTAAGGTAGACGCATATAAAAGTAATATGTATGACCCTATCGAAGAAGTCGTTGGGGACAATTACAACGATATCACATACGAAGAACAACAAGCTCGACAAGAAGTAATAATCTATGAATGCTATACTAAGATTGATATTAATGGTGATGGCATCTTAGAAGATATGATTATTACTATTTGCGGTGACACTATCATCCGTATGGAGCAAAACTATATGGGAAGACACCCATTCTTTGCTATTTCTCCTACTAAAGACCCTCATCGTATTTGGGTTAAACGCTCATACGCAGAGTTAATTGGAGAACTACAGGATTTAAAAGTAGCTTTAACACGCCAAATCATGCAAAATGTGGCGTTGACTAATGACCCTAAGATGTTATTGGATGAAACAGCTATTAATATTGACGATTTTGTACAAGGTCGTAAGGTTATTCGTATGAAAGCAGGTCATTCACTTAACGAAGTGGCTATGCCAATGCCAGTTAGCCCATTATCACCTCAAACATTCACGTTTTTAGAGTGGTTAGAAGGTCAAAAAGAAAACCGCACTGGTATTACACGATACAACCAAGGTCTTGACGCTAACAGTCTTAATAAAACGGCTACTGGTATTAGTGCAATCCTCGGGCAAAGTTCTCAACGTCTTGAATTAGTCGCTCGTATGTTCGCTGAAACAGGTCTTTATGAGCTATTCCGCTTTATGGTTAGCTTAAATCAGAAATTTATTGACCAAGCTACTGTAATTCGCTTAACTAACAAAGAAATGCGTATTACACCAGAAGATTTAGACGGTAGCTTTGACTTAATTGTTAATGCTGGTATCAGTATTGCTACTAAAGAATCTACAATTATGGCTACACAAACATTACTTACTGCTATTATGCAAGCTAATGCTGGTGGCTATATGATTTCAACTCCAGAAAACATCTATAACTTGTTTAAAAAATGGATTGAAAGTATTGGGTTTAAGAACTATGGTGACTTTATTACTGACCCTGCTATTACTCAGCAACGTATGCTAATGGAAATGCAGTTGAAACAACAGGTATTGTCTCAATTACCTCCTGAAGCTATGCAGTATTACGCACAATTTGGTATTTTACCACCAGAATATTTGAATATGTTACCACCTCAATTACAGGTATTATTCCAAGGAGCAGGAAATGAACCAGGAACAAATGAACAACAAAATGCTGGAAGTCAGTTTGGGGGAGCAGGCTTCGGCGGTGCTAACCTTTCTGGAGGATTGGCTGGCGGTTTATCACGAATGGATAATCAACAACCTCAAAACGTGCAACGAGGACCGTCTCAGGGACCTTCGGAACCTCCTAGTGGTATCGGAGGATTTTAAAAGCTTTTTAGAGCAACATGTAGTTAGTGGCAAATTATCTGGTGCCGAACTAAAAGAAGCTCTTGAAAAGGAAAATTATTTTAAACAGCGTGGGTATTACCCAGAATAGGAGATTGAATGAACATCAAATTCGCAAATTGGAACGGTAACGCTCCATCACCTATCGCTATGGAACTTGCTAAAAAGGCAGGGGTTCAAGAAGCCCCTGTCAATTACCAAGACTACATGGCTAGTCGTGAGCCAGAAAATACTGCTAAGGCTCGTATGGAGGCTAATACTGAGTATCAAATACCAGACAAGGGTAAATTTGCACCTAGTCAAGACTACACCTCTGTAAGTATGTCGCCTAAATTTGAAACTAACGAGCAAGCTAAGGCACGTGCCGATGAAGCAGATACTCGTGCTTATCAACAATCACATCCTGGTTTAAGCTCAGACTTCGCTTCTAAAATTGCTGAAATCTTGCGACAAGGTAAAGCTATGGAGCAACAATATCGTGATAGTGCTAACGGTACATTTACACCTAAAACAATGGGTCAAATTGCACAAGAGCGTATGGCTAATATTCCAGCAGACCAAAAATGGCGTCGCCAAAATCCTTTTGCCGAAGGTATGGGCTACCAATGGGCTGATGACGCTAAAATGAAAGCCGCAGGCTGGGGAGATGACGACATTGCTTCTATGAAAGCACGTACAGAGTTTGAACCACAAGAGGTCTTAAATTTGGTAGACCAAGGAATAATTAGAGCACCTTATGCGGAGTATTTGAAAGAACAGGAGCGTTTACGCCAAGAAGCCTTAGCTAAGGCGGCTCAAGAAGCATATGACTATAGTGAGCCAACTTACTATGAAACACCATATTCTAGTGTATCTGCACCTGCTTCAGCACCACAACAATCATATGGTGTGGGTTTTGACCAATTAGACAACGACAGTATGGCAGATTTCAAAAAAGGTAATCAAGCTGGCTGGAACTGGACTCCAGGTCGAAATAATTTCTATTAATTAACATTCACCAACCCTAAGGGGAGTGAGGAGGAAAACACATGGACGAATTGAAGTTCAAATTTGATTTGCAGACATTTGCTGACGGTGATGCAGGTGATGCAACAGATGCTGGTTTGGAGCAACCTGTAACGGACTCCAATGCCGAAGACGATATTCCAGATTTTGGTATTGACGAAGACGGCAACCCAGTATTCTTTAATGAAGGTGCGTTTGGCTCTGATGACGATGCAGAAGGCGACGAGAACCCTGATGGTGAAGCTGACCAACCAGGACAATCTGAAGAACCAGAAACTTTTGTTGTTAAAGTAAACGGACAGGAACAAGAGGTGACACTCGACGAATTGCTACACGGATACATGCGTAACCAAGATTATACTCGTAAGACTCAGGCACTAGCCGAAGAACGTCGTAGCTTACAGTATAACCAAGCACCGCAAGTACAACCACAACAAGTAAATCCACAAAATACACCTAATGTTCCAGAACAACCACAAATTACTCAACGTGATTATTACACTCAACTTGATGCATACGCTAGAAAAGAAGTTCAAAATGCATTAGGCGAGGAATACGATGAGTATAACCCACTACATCAAGCGGCATACGCAGACAGTATTGCTAATGTAAAAGCTGAAATCTTCTCTGCTCGCCAAGCCGAAGCAGAACGGGCTCGTGTGGTTGATAATTTCAATCAAACTATGAGTAAGTATTTCCAAGACCCTCACTTCCAAGAGATTAACCACTTGGCGTTGGAAAAACTAAATAACTTACCATATGCACAAGCAGTGCAAATTAAACAAGCTATGGACAACTTTGATACGCAAACTGTTGATGCGTATATGAGTGCTGTCCGTAATGAATATTATGGTGCTAATAATGTGCCAACAATTCAGCGTAAGAATGCGGCAGTGCCACAGAAACCTGTTGTAAAACCACCTTTCGTAGAAAGTGCTGGTGCTTCAACTCAAGTACCAGGTAATCCTACGGCTCAAATTGACTATTCAAAATTAAGTCGCTTATCTAACGATGAACAGGCACAGCTAATAGCACAATTAGGTTACTTTTCTAAATAGGAGGAACTATTTAATTGGCTAAGGAAATGGCTGTAAAGTCTTATAACGTGGTTGGTAAAGTCGAAGATATGTCAGACTTCATCACAAATATCGACCCTGACCAAACACTTTTAACTTCTCGTTTCGGTAAACTTACCGTAACAAGTACAGAGCACGCATGGTTATGCGATAGCTTACGCCCTGCGATGGATAACGCTACACTTGAAGTACATGACTTCAATACTCGTCAAGCTACTCCACGTAGACGTGAATCTAACTTCACACAACAATTCGAACATGGTTACACAGTATCTGATATCACTCAAGCTATCAAGAAATACGGTGTACGTGACGAAAAATCTTATCAAATGTTGAAAGCTTCTAAAGAAATTGGTCGTGACTTAGAGTATGCGATTGTTTCTAACAAAGTAAAAACTCCATTTGATGAAGTTACACCTGGTCGCTTCGGTGGTATCCCTTACTTCTTGGACAACTTCTCTGAAGTAACTGTGGACGCACAAGGTGTCGTAACTCTTAACTCTCACCGTTTCGTAACTGGTGATAAAGTTATTGTTCGTGGTAAAGGTACTAATGCACTTGATGCCAAATTCTCCCCGAACACTCAATATTTCGTTAAACCTAAAGATGCTAATACATTCACATTGCATTTGACAGCAGAAGACTCTGCGGCAACTCCTGGTACTCCAGTAAAACCATCCGCCGCTGTTACTGCTGGTAAAATGGAATTGACATACTGCAATGCTATTGATGCTGGTAAACTTGCTTCTCAAGGCGAGTTCACTATGGAAGCATTGAATGATGCTATGCAAGCAGTATGGGGTCGCGGCGGTAACATTGATATTGCCGTTATGTCTGGTAAAAACAAACGTAAAGCATCCACATTCACAGCTAACTCTCAACGTAACGTAGCTATGGAAACTAAGAAATTAACTCAAGTAGTTGACGTTATCGAAACTGACTTCGGAGTTGTTGAGTTAGTAGCTCATCGTATGTACGAAAACGATGTTGTTGATTTGCTTGAATTGCAATACTGGAAACTTGGTTACCTTATCCCATTCCATAATGAAGATTTGGAACGTAAAGGTACTTACAAAGAATCCGTAATCACAGGTACAGCTACTCTCGAATGTACTGCACCGATTGCCAACGCTCGTCTGTACGGCATTACAAAATAAACCATTTGGGGGTAGTTAATTCTACCCCCTTATTTTTGTTTCTAAAGGTAGGTATTCATGTTAATTAGTTCACAAGTTACAGTAGATAAAGATACTTGGTCCATCCAACATACATTTGATGAAACCGAAGTATTAGAGCA